GCGCGGCAGTCCAGTTCCACGGCGAGGGCCTGTTGGTGGACCGCACTCCGAGTGCAGACGTCAAGGCCCAGATGGCCGCAGCGGTTCCGGGTGTCCTTCAGGTCAATAACTAACCATTAAAAATCAGAAGATTATGGATAACTATACACCACAATTCTACGACCTTGTATCCCGTGCATTCGGCGGTGACGTGACATCCAAGAGGCTTCAGGCATTCTTGGACAACACAATGGCGCTCAAATACAACGAGCTTCAGCTTGACGGCTTCTCGTTCGCTTCCGACATGCAGCTCGACTACACCTACGAGCAGTTGCAGAAGGAACTCGGAATCACCCCTATGGCAAGCTACTATGACGTCGATTCCCCTGCCATTCCGAAAGCGGAGCAGGAAATCGCGCTCAAGACGGGCAAGATTCCGAGGATGAAGGAGGTGATTTACTTCAACGAGGACAAGGTCCGCAAGCAGCTCATTCTTGAGAAGATGCTTGCAGCCGACAAGATTCCTACACAGGCAGGACAGAAGCTGTTCGACGTCGTGGACGAGCTCATTGGCAGGCACACAAACTCCCTGACCTATCAGCGTCAACAGATGGTGTCAAGAGGCAAGCTTACCCTTGACAAGAAGAACAACCCTGACGGTACGCTTCAGGGCGTGACATTCAGCGCCAACGTGCCTGTCAAGAACTTCACCACCCTCAGCGGTGACGCGAAGTTCTGGAAGGACAAGACATACGCAGTAGAGGGGACCAAGTCGGACCCTGTGCAGTCAGTCATCGACTGGTTGCAGCCTATCCTCGACAAAGGCATCAAGGGCCACCTCGAGATTAACCTCGCGTACTTCAGAAGACTTCTGAGGCATTCAAAGGTCAACCAGCACATCGGATTCGGTCTTTGGCCGACATCATCCGTGGAGCAGGCTTCAGGTGCCGCGTCAGTTCTCCCATACTCCCAGAAGCTGGCCGCTCTGGAGGACCTCTTCGGCGTCAAGATAAAGACCATCGACTCCATCTCAAGGGTTCTGGCCTACAATACGACATCGAAGAGGATGGAGGCCACTAACGTAGCCTCATTCGAGCCTGACGTAATCGTGTTCGTTCCGGACGGAAACATCGGTGAGGTGCTTACCGTAATGCCGATTGTCACTCAGGACAACTCCGCACTCATTTCGACTTTCTACGACGGAAGGCTCATGCTCACCGTCGCAAGGGACGCCGTCACCAAGTGCCAGGGCTTCCATACTGAGATGACATCGCTGGTGGTACCTAACGTGCCTCAGTACATGTTCTATCTCTTCCCTAACGAGGCATAGGAGGTCAGAATATGGAGAAGACGGTGTACACGATAGAGACTTGGCTCAGGGGCAAGATCGACTACGATTTTCCCGATTCCGCCATCGAGGCAGTCTGTTTCGACAGGATGCTCGACAAGAGTACGGCCGCGTCTGACGTGTCCGTGCGCGACAGGGAACTGTGCTATGCCGACCTGTTGATGTATGCCGCATCTTCCTCTACCACCACTCAGGGAGAATACGAATCTGACGGCGGCTGGCAGCACCAGAAGTCCAACAAGAACGTTGTTGACAGGTCTGCGATGCGTGAGGCTGCCGCCAGAATCTATTTGAAATGGGCGGATGCGAAGGCAGATACCGCCAATGCGACAAGGATAACGATGAACTCTCTTTACTGATGATAAACCCGAGATTCCCACATACGTTACGGATGATAGTCCAGAAGACCGATTCCCACGGAGAGCCGATTACCGATGAGGACGGGAACCCGATAGAGTCCGATGCGGAAATAGTCTGCGCGGTCATACGCGACAACATACCGCAGAAGGATGCTGACGGAAACTTCCTTACGGAGGTCAAGACCTCCCTGAGATTCGGATACAGGACTTCCACCGGAAACGCCAAGACGTCAGGAGACGTGATTGTGTGTGACTCCAAGATTGCCTGCCCGATGTTCTTCACGCAGATGCCGACAGGGACAGTTCTCGAACTGACGGACTACAGCAGGACATACAGGGTGACGGTAGTCAAGCAGACCACGTACAATCTGGGGTCGAACATCTGGGTTGACGAAATCAAGAACTGATGGACAACGAGACCACGATACTGAAAGCCTTCGACAGGCTGGCGAAAGCAAAGGACAACTGCGCTCGCCATGCTATGGAGGAAGTCCTGAAAAGGGCTATGGAGTGGGCGCTGAACGCACATGACGAGAAGCACCAGCAGCACATTCAGTTGGGTGACAACTACGGTTGGGCCGTTGTCCACGACGCCGAAATCGTCGCAATGGACGTCAAGGCGCCGTCCGGGAAGGACGGTGTGGCGGAGAGGCAGTTAAAGAAGATAGTCGGGGCATCCCGGAAGAATGGCTGGTACGGAATCCTGATGGCGGGGATGGGAGACAAGACCACCTACTATTCAGTCGATTACGAGACCGCCATACTCAACTCGACAGAGAATTTCGTGAGAGACAACTTCAGTAACTTTTTTGTTAACAAGATTTTATGACGAACGACTTTGACATAACCGAGATTGAGTCGTGGCTGGCTGATTACGTCAGGGACGTTCTCAAAGTCTCCAAAAACGTGTTTTCTGACAGGCCCAAATCTCTCGACAATTCCTGTAGTGACTTCGTTGTCGCAAAGGTGTCCGGCGGTGTAGGCGATGTGTCGGCTTACGGGGAATGCACGTTGGCATTCCACCTGTTCGCAAGGGACATCTCCAATCGCAAGAACGGGAAGAAACTCTCCGTGATGTACAAGAGGCTGATAGCCGGATTCCCGGCTGCTGACGGCAGATACATCCTCAGCGGTGTACCTGTGACTGTAGGCGACGTGGCTGACGATTTCGGATTCCACGCGCGAATCATCCAAATAAAAACAATACTAAAAATATCATAACTATGGCTGCTGCAACACTAACTAAAGCAATGCTTGAGGACCTGCACAAAGGTTCCGCAACTGTAAGCATCATTCCGTATGTAGCGGGAGGTGTAAATTTCGCTTCAATGACATTCAAGGACTCAAACCAGCTTTACACCCTTGCAGGTTCCCTCACTCTTTCCCCGGAGGATGCTGAGACCAATCCTATCAAGATTGACCAGCTCGATGAGACCATCGACTTCGACATGAACGAGGGCAACTGGCAGGTGAACGGCAACATCCCTACCATCGCTGCGGAAGTCCTTTCATACTTCTTCGAGGAAGGCGAGGCTATCTCTACCGGCACAGAGGTTATCGGCCCTGACGATGCCAAGTACACCGGAAAGGGCTACGGCAAGGCGAAATTCGTCGAGGTCTCAATGCTTCTCACATCCGAGTCAAAGCAGACGGCGATCGCACTCGCACGCGTGAAGCTTGCCGTGAATCCGCCTGCCATCGACGATATGGACACCCCGGCTTACCTGAAGATGACAGGATACGTCCTCGTCAATCCGAAGGGCGGCAAGTTCGCAGTTCTCAAGGCTTCGGCTGGAGAATAGGACGGGTTTGTACGGATCCTCGCTAATGAGGGGCGGGTCAGTCCCGCCCCTTTTTCAGTTAATGACAATGACGTAGAATATGGAACAACCAGACAAGACGGCAAGAAAGGAGTATCTGGCAGACGTGCTGGACATCCCTACAGAAATCACGATTCCGGGGACAAAGAGGAAGGTGCGGCTCTCGGGATTGAAACCTTATACTTTGGAGCGTCTCACACTTCTCTGGCAGGAGCGCGACGCCAACATAACGGAGAAGTCGTCCGACACGCTGAAGAGCATGTGCATAGACCCTTATTTCTCGGTGAAGCAGGCGGTGCTGTTCGTGCTGAACAGTTATTGGAAGATACGGCTGCTGTATCCGGTGATGTGGCGGATATGGGCGAAGTGGCGCGGTTACACCGAGGAGCAGATGCTCCCCATAATCACTGAAGGTAAAAAAAAAATTCCGCTTACGGCACACTGGACAAATATGGTATTCTCAGTGGATATGAGGACGGACTGGATGAATCTGACGAAGAAGGAAGCAGAGCAGTACCAAGCAGAACGGCTTTTGGCCGTGAAGCAGCTTTTGTCGAAAAGTTCCCCGAGTACGGAAGGACAAGACGGTTCCTCTTCGGACTGATTTCAGTTCGCAGCTGGGGATACAGATGTGAGCTGACGCTTCCTCAGATTGAACTTATGCAGAGCGACCTGCCTCATACGCTGTATGGGAAGCACGGACAGAAGAAAGGGACGGTCGTGACTGACGACGTGGTGCAGAAGCAGCTTGAGGCCAACCGCAGGGCAAGGGAGAGACACGCGAGGAAGAAGGGGGTGACGCTTGACGAACTATTTAAAAAGGACAATGACTAAACAACTACAACAATGGGAAACCTTGACAATCTTAACTTCAAAGTAATCTTGGATGACAAGAACTTTGACAAGCAGATAAAGAAGGACCTCCAACTCGCAAAGATGCTGAACACTGAGGTCTCAAGGCTGCTTGACTTGCAGGGAAAGGTTGCATCCGCGACGGGAGCGGTGGCGACATCCACAAAGAAAGTGGCTGACGCGGCGAAATCCGTGGCCGATGCGACAAGGAAAGTGAAAGCGGCGAACAGCGCCATAGCGGATTCGATAGAGAGGCAGGCCGCCAGCGCCAAGAGACTGAACAGCACGGCAAAGACGCAAAACACGCTGCTGCGGTCCCTGAAGGGTGCTGCCGCCGCGTATTTCTCCATTGAAGGCGCAAGACGGTTCGTTTCCGAACTGGTGCGGATTACTGGCGAGTTCGAGAAACAGCAGGTGGCATTGAGGGCAATCCTTCAGGATTCGGCAGGAGCGGATGCTCTCTTCGAGAGAATCAAGCAACTGGCTGTCGTTTCTCCTTTTTCTTTCCTCGACCTGACGAAATACGCCAAGCAGTTGAGCGCATTCTCCGTGCCGATGGATAAACTCTACGACACTACGAAGATGCTTGCTGACGTGTCTGCCGGACTTGGCGTCGATATGGGAAGAATCATACTTGCCTATGGACAGATAAGGTCGGCTTCTTTCTTGCGAGGACAGGAGGTGCGACAACTCACTGAGGCCGGGATTCCTATCCTCGACGAGCTTGCGAAGCAGTTCGAGGAACTGGAAGGCCGTGCCGTGTCCGTCGGCGAGGTGTTCGACAAGATTTCCGCGAGACAGGTGCCTTTCGAGATGGTGGAGAAGGCTTTCAAGGACATGACGAGCGAGGGCGGCAAGTTCTACCAGATGCAGGAGGTACTGGCCGAGACATTGGCCGGAAAGATAAGCAACTTGCGGGATTCCTATCAGATTATGCTGTCGAGCATGGGCAATGCTCAGAGCGGTGTGCTCAAGGGTGCCGTGAATCTCCTGACGAAGATGATGAACAACTATGAGCAGATTGGTGCAGATTTGATAGCGCTTGCGGCCACGTATGGAGTATATAAACTTGCAGTATATGCCACATCGTTGGCGACGAAGGGATTCGTCAAGACGAACATCGCGCTGCTTAAAGGTCTCCGCAACATAAAGCTGGCAATTATGAGCAATCCGTATGCTCTGATGGCTGCCGCTGCCGTGGCTGCCGGCTATGCCATATACCGAGTAGTGACTGCGGAGAGCGACATGGAAAAGGCTCAGAAGTCCGTCAACAAGACGATAGAGGACTTCAGGGCAAGTTCAAGCGGCGAAATATCCAATCTTGATTACCTCTGGCGGCGTCTGAAGAATGCCACTGTCGGGACTGAAGAGTATGAGGACGCGAGAAAGAGGCTGATAGACACTTACGGTCAACACCTGACGGATATTGACAAGGAAGCACTTGCCGTCGGCAATCTTGCGGACGTCTATGACAGGCTCAAGGAATCCGTTATGAATGCCGAGAAAGAGAAGGCGATGTCGGAGGGCCTGTCGAACATAGCAAAGGCTCAGACGGAAAAGATGCAGGAGATTTACTCCAGATTCGCTTCAAATACGGAAGGATTGGTCAAAGGAGTCAAGGCCGAGTTGCAGGATTATGTGAAGGGAGACATCGGCAAGTCGGATTTGTCTGAGGTTACAAAATTTTGGTATGACAGGCGCAATGTTTTCCTGCCAATTTCAGGAGAGACGCAGAATGTCTTTGACGACTTGCGCAATTCCATTGCCGAAACCAAAGAGGAGGCCAATAGTCTGCGCGAAACCCTTGAAAGTGAGATAGATTTTGTCTATAACCCACAAAAGAAGAAGGCGGAGCCCGTACTGTCAGACTACGAAAAGCGTGTGAAAGACGTCTTGGCGAAACATAAAGGCGTATTGGGCTTGCAGTCTTTGAGTCCCGGAGGCAAGGATTATTGGACATACATTGACGACATACGTAAAATCTATGCTGAGAACAAGAAGAAACTTGAGGATGCTGGAGGACTGGAGGAAGGCAGTAAGGTCGTTGAGAACATCAAGGCTCAGAACAAGGTCATTGAACAGATTTTCTCGGAGGCATTCGGCGGCAAGGTCTCTATTGAGCAGACGAAGCAGCGGACAACGAGAAAGAAAGCGAAAACCGCACTTGAGAAAGAACTTGAGGACAGGATAAGGTTCGTCAAGGAGATGTCGGCGCAGTATTCCAAGATGAAAGATGCAGGAATAAGCGACAAGACCATCCGTGAGAAGTTCGACGAGACGTATCCAGACAACAGGAAGGACCTTTACAGGACTTTTGACTTCGACAAGACTCTGGAGAGCCTAAAGTCCCAACTTGAGGGCGCGAGTTCGTCCGTCGCAAGGTCGGCTGACGCGGCTTTGAGGAAAGACAAGCTTGACAGCTTCACGGAGGCATTCAAGGCATCATCCAAAGCGATGCGGGATTGGCTCAGTTTCTACAATGAGATTAACGAGAATACTCCAGAATCAAGTGCCGACAGTTTCGGCGCGAGGGTGCAGAGGGTGCTGAACAGACTGAGCACGTCTAATTTCAGGAGTTCCAAGTCGGTTGACAAGGCTCTGACGAACCTTTCGGAATCGGAGGCGGCCGCCATAGAGCAGATGGGACATGATGCTTGGATGCAGTACTCCGATGACGGGCTTGACGCAATCGATAGGTGGGCGCAGGCGGCGAAGCAGGCGAACGCGGATGTGGCTCAGCAGTCATTGCAGTCTCTTGGCAAGTCGTATCTCGACACGTTCTTCACGAGCCGGGGCATCAATATGAATGACATGAAGGACAAGTCTTTCGGGCAACTTCAGGAAATGCTCGACAAACTGAACGGCATTGATTCCGACAATCTGATTCCCGAAGATGTGGTACGCAGGGCCAAGGAACTCGGAGTGAACGTCCAGCCTGTTTTGGATTTCATCCGGCAGTCGATTGACGCGAAGAAACAGGACATCCTCGGGGCGATGTTTCAGGATATTAGCGCGAAAGCCAATGCCTACACTGCGAGCCTGAGCGACATTGAGGGCACGTTCAACAGGATAAGGGAACTCAAGAACACCATAGAGTACAAGAAGTCTCTCGGTCTGGACACCTCGGCGGATGAAAAAAGTCTTGTTTCACAGACCGAACTCTTCAAACGGCAGTTGAAGTCTCCTGCCGCGTGGATGGAGGGCATCGCAAAGGCGACCAAGACCGCAGCGGGCTATATGAAGGAGTTCGCCGAGGCTACAGGCAACACGAAACTCGGGGATATGGCGGATGAAATGTCCGCTTTCGCCCAGAACCTCGGTGCGGCAGCGGAAGGGTTCGAGCAGGGAGGATGGATCGGGGCTATTGTCTCAGGCGTTTCGGATATGATAGAGCAGACGGTGTCTGGTATCATGCAGGCGAAGGCTTACGCGGAGCAGTTGAGGCAGACGATGGAGGAATACCGCAGGCAATTAACATTGAACCGCCTCGCGCTCAAGGACAGCGATTACTCCTCTCCTTTCGGGGAGAAGTCCATAGAAAAGACTATGGATGCCTATAAGAAGAGCAAAGACGCCATCAAGGAGTACAGCAGGTACGTTTCAGAGCAGATGGAAAAGCCGGAAAAGGAAATGAAGCGCAGGAGCATAGGATTGCAGGTCTTCGTTCCTGGTCTTTCTGCCGGATATGGAGTATGGGGGGAAGAGACGCAGAAATCCAAAGCGGCGATGCGGGCGTACCTGAACGGCTACAACAAGCTTCAGGGGATGATGGTCAAGACTTCATCCAAGAACGGATGGCAGAAGTTCTGGGGCGCACAGGACAAGTACACGGCGCTGAAAGACCTTGCACCGGACCTTTGGGATGAGAACGGGGCATTCAATGTCGAGAACGCTACGGCTTTCCTGAATACCAGCAAGCAGCTCACGGATGAACAGAAAAAGCAGATTCAGTATGCCATTGACCTGAAGAACGCCTATGACGATGCGATGAAGGCTATTGACGAGCAGATAGAAAATACGTTCGGCGACATGGCTTCGGAACTGACGGACATCATATACGATTCCGTCCTGAACGGAAGCGATGCGTGGGATGCTTTCAGGCAGAAAGGTTCGGAGACGATACTCCAGCTCGGCAAGGAACTGATGCAGGAGATGCTGATGACGGAGTATCTGGAGACTTACCGCAAGCCTTTGCAGGAAGCGTACAAGAGTGACGACATTAAAACTACTCAAGAGAAAATCCGTGAAATCACGAAGAACATGTACGGCGGCCTGATGAACCTTGTCCCTATGCTCCAGGAGAGCGCGGAGAGTTGGATTGAATGGATGAAGAACGAAGGGTTCGACCCTACGGCGTCCGGCGCATCACTGGCGAACGGAATAAAATCCATAACGGAGGACACCGCGAACCTCCTCGCGTCCTACATCAACGCAATACGGTCTGACGTGTCGCAGATACGCTCGATGCAGGCGGGAATGCAGGCATCGCT